CATTCTTGTTGTTCGTTCATCGTGCTTGGCCTTTCGGTTGGTCGTCGTTGTCGAGCGTTAGCTTGAATCCAACGCCAGCAGCTTTGTGGTACACGATGATTCCTTCAGGATTCATGAATCCTTTGGCGGCTACGCTACCAAATCGCTCCAAGGCAGCAAGCTCCATTTTTATGCAGTCGGTGTCAAAGATACCTTCGTAAAGTACCGGAACCACTTTGCAGCAAGCAGGTGCGTGTTCCGTAAACTTTGGCGGGGCTTTCGGGTTGGGGTTCTTGATGCCGTAAGTTGGCTTATCGTGTTCAACCCAACGGCCAGCGTTGAAGAGCGAGAAGAAACGCTCGCCGTTCTTGAAGCCGTAGTTCCTTTGGATGCCTGAACCCCACCACTCGCCAAAGTGATGTCCTTCGCCCAGATTAAATAGCTCTGCCGTGTGGTCGTAAGCCCACCGAGCAAAACCAAAGTTGTCGTCCTCCAAGGTGATCCAGCGATTGCGTGATCCGACCCACATCCCCAACGGGACGTTTTCCGTGTACTGAATTCCAATACAGTATGGGTCTAGTGGGTCATAAGCACCAATGCAAATGCTGGCATTCGTACCGTCGATCTTTTCGGTGATGAGGCACTCGCGTCGAAGGCGAGCCATCTTTGGGAATGGTTTAAAGTTCATGGTTTTGGATAGTTGTCGTCGTTTCTGGTGATGATCGAGTGCCACAGCGCGGCAACCACTAAAGCAGCGAAGACCCAAATTAGTATGAAGATCACAGCGTTCATTTGGTTGTGTTTTGTTGGTCAAAGCATTCAATGAGCATGAGTCCAATGGCTTCTTGGATGGTGGGCCATTCTTCTAAGTCGATTTTTATCTCGCCTCTTTCAGTCTCATCATTGATCTGGCGAAGTGTGAGAAAAGGACCAGCCCCCTCATCCGCCATCTCGATGAACGTTGCTCGCTCGCTGAAGATTGGTTCGCCTTTAGGCTTAACAATCAGAGACAATGTAGTTATTTCGTATTCAGTCATTTTATTTTATTTGGTGAGGGGGTCAGCGTGTGGGGTTGTTTACCCACGTTTCCCCGTTTATCGGTCGGGGCGACTTCGATCAAGTCGAACGCTGTTTGTAGTACTGTGCATAGGGTAAGGACCATCCATTTTACGCACAAGATCGGAGTGAAAGGTTGCCAAAACAACATTGAGTTTTGGGATAGTGACCACTATGGTATTATTGCTAAAGCCATTTCCAATTTGTGCCTCAAGTGGCACGTCAGGAAGCGCAAGCAGTTCGTTTGCTAATTGATGGGTAGTCTTCATGGCTTGCCGCGATAGTAAGGATGGGCTTTAATCTGCGCGTGGAGGTATTCGACGAGAGCAGAATCTCGTTCGTTGACTGCTGCATCGAACTTCGCCAGCAACGCATCGAGCGGTTCCGGCTTCTTGATCGAGTCGTACGCTGCACGAAATGCTTCGCCTTTTACAGCGCGTGGCAAATCTCCTTTTCCTGCTCCGGTTCCGAATGACATGGTGTGTTGGTTTCGTGTTACGAACAACCAACTACCTGAAACCCGTCAGGTCGTCAATCTTTTTTTCAGAAAAATAATTCGTCCTCCAGAAGGGCGATCAATTCGTTGAACGTCTCGGCAGATTCAAGGATCGTAATGTCCTCAAGATCAAACTCTTGCATCACCATATCCTGAAACATCTCAAATTCTTCCGGCTCAAAGAAAGCTTCGAACTCCGCACGGAAGGGGAATGCAAGACGATAGTGTAAAATATCCTCAAGGATTGCGGTGAGGGCGTCGATGATGTAATGCCTGTTCATATCTTGTGATTTAAATAGTAGTGGGCAATTAGGGCCGCGTCAATCATTCCGTCATGGGGAATCCGGCTTCGGCTTGTGGCGAGCCAGTCCTCCTCAGGCCAGAGGTTGTTGGCTACGGCGAGGGCTTTTACTTTGGTCTGTCCTTTTGCAAGCCGCTTGCCCAACTCGACATCCTGCCACTCCTTAACCTGTATCCTGTATGTGGGATACTCAATCGTCTCGCAGAGACCGATGATCTTGCCGAACGAGATGCTCATGGATCTCATTGCCTGTGAAGACTTTGCGTGTCGGAGAGGTTCTTCAATCGCAACTGAAGTACTCAATGGCGAGAACTGATCTAGCCAATACAGAACGCCCTTGACGCAGACTTCTGACTTGCCGCTCACGTCCTTAACGGGCATCGCGATTGCTTCGATGAACAATCCGTCGTGGCTACTGATGGCGCACAAACCACCGCTTATGCCGTTATCCACTCCGATAATAACTTGTATGTCAGTCATTCGACCTCCTCCGCTTCGACAATGACACTCGATCCTCCGTTCGCGGCTTTGGCGTTGTTGAGTATCGAGATGTCGATACTTAGACCACCACCGGAACTGCTGCCTCCTTTTGGGTTCAGACCCAAATTGCGGCGGATTAGCTGGTCAAGCTCAGAGAGTTCGCGGACAGTCCTCGGACCTCGGACATTCATCATGTTGTCGCGTAGCATTTTAATTGCGGACGCAGCCACGTAGGCTTGATACTTATCCGAAGGGCTTGCCTGATTCTCCGCTATTTCCAATAGGGCCTGTTGCTCCTCGTCGCGCGCGGAGAGTCTTGAGTCTTCGACGATAGTAGCGGCGACCTCTTCCAGATTCTTCTGGAACGGTTCAGGTGCTGGTCCAGTCTCCTCTGTAATATCGCCACCTTTTACCGTCTTATTTGCATCACGCAACCAACGACAAATGGAGTGGACACCGACTCCGAGTTCTTCGGAGATGCGAACTTGTTTCCAACCGGACGCGTAGAGATCAAAGCAGCGTTGTTTAATCTCAGCGTCCCTGCGCCGTTTAGCGGTGGCTTCCTCCCGTAGTTTTTGAGTTTTAGACTTAGCCTTCTTGTTGGCTTTTACTTTTGGTTTTGCTGCGGCATCCGGCATGGCGAACCGAGATAAACCAAAAAACAATTACTTGTCAAACCTTTTTTAATTTAGTAGTCTCCGCTCGTATGGGCCGCGCTAAAAAACAAAATCCAGATAAGGTAACTACGTCAGTATTGGAGCCGAGGATTGATCCTGTAAGTAAAAAGATGGATGTTGGTGGTTACCTCATCCCAATCACCAGCACGCTTACGGCTTTGCTGTGGGGTTTTGCCAACCACCCGTCGCCCAAAGCCCGTGAGTTCTACTTCTGGCGCGTTGCGGACCTACTGTGGAACAAGGACGACCTACCGGAGCACATGTTCTTGAGGCATCCTTGGGCGGATAAGATCATCCACGAATGCATTAATAATAAGTATCTCGCCATCGGGGGCGCGGCTTCATCCGGTAAGTCGCATACCCTTGCCGGATACGGGATCATTAGCTGGCTTGCTGCGCCGAGGGATACTCTTGTGCTAATGACATCCACAACTTTGCGAGAAGCCCGTAAGCGGGTGTGGGGTTCCGTGATCTCTTTGCTCTCCGTGATCGACGGGGCTCCGATCAATATCCGAGACTCGATTGGTTCTGCCAACTACGTTGATGAGAACGGCCAGACCTTCGACCGTGCAGGATTATCTCTGATCGCAGCGGAAAAAAGCAGGACACGCGAGGCAATCGGAAAGTTCATTGGTCTTAAACAGAAACACGTTATTCTGATTGGTGACGAATTGGGCGAACTCAGCCCCGCCATTAAACAAGCCGCGCTCGCCAACTTAAGTAAAAACCCGCGCTTCGAATTTAAAGGCGCAAGTAACCCCTCAAGCCGCTTCGACGCATTCGGGGACTGGTCAACACCCGAGAACGGCTGGGATTCAATTACGCCCGAAGTGGACGACGAGTGGGTTACGAAGTGGGGTGGCAAGTATATTCGACTCGATGGTGAGCGCAGCCCCAACGTATTGGCGGGGCAAACGCTATACCCATTCTTACCTACGACAGAAAAAATCGAGGAGGACAAAGCCCTTCTAGGCGAAACAAGTAGAGCGTACTACCGAATGGTGCGTGCTGTGTTCTTCGACTCAGACGAGAACGAGGGCATCTACGGCGAGGCAGAGATGATTAAGTCTGGGGCAACTAAGGCGTGGGAGTTCAACGGGCCTACAACGCTGATTGCGGGCGTAGATCCGGCCTTCACCAACGGGGGTGACCGAACGGTAATGTACACGGCACGGGTCGGCTCCTTTGCTAATGGACAATATGGGTTACAGTTTGAGAAATATTATACACTAAACGACGACACGGCTAATAAAGCAGTGCCGCGCACATACCAGATTGTACACCAAATCCGAGACCACTGTTTGAAATTGGGGATCAAACCGGAAAACGTAGCGATTGACTCGACGGGCGCGGGCTCACCCTTTTGCGATGTCCTTGCCGGAGAGTGGTCAGATCAGTTCTTGCGCGTGCAATTCGGCGGCAAGCCCTCAGATCGGCGTGTGAGCATGAATAGTCAACTGACGGGGGAAGAGCTTTACACCAACCGTGTTTCAGAACTCTGGTTTGTGGGCAAGGAGTTCATGCGGACCCAACAGATCTGCGGGATCAATTCGGAACTGGCAAAGGAGATGTGCTCGCGCAGATACGACATGGTGAAATCCGGCACGTTGAAAGTGAAAGTCGAATCCAAGGCGGAACTGAAACAAAGATCCGGCCAATCGCCCGACCTTGCCGACGCAGCGTTTATTGCGCTTGATCTTGCAAGACAGAGGCACGGGCTGGTTGCGGTGGATGCCCCGAAGAATCGTGAGCAGGGGGTCTTCGGTATGCGACAGCCGCGCACTCTTCGCGATCTCGATGTCGTCAGCAGGTCTAAACACTCACAGATGATCTACGACTAAACCATCCAGAATGGACTTTCCTACACGGGAGGAAAATCTGAAGAGTTTCTCAAACTAGTGTAATTCATAATAATTCAATAATTTATGGGTTTCAAAAAGAAATGAATTAATGAGTTAATATGAATTACCTAAAGGGAAGAATACTTATAGGGTATCTTTTAACGGTATTTGTTAGAGCTTGCCGGACACCTTGTCCCATGCGGGCCAGAAGAGTTCGTCAAGGGCGCGGACGATAGGCTCCTGTTCGTAGGATTCGCTCCAGCTTACGCCCGAGATAAACAACGCGGCCTCGACCATTTCGTGCCGTATCGTTTCGCGAAGGAGTTTCTTGTCCTTAATTGTTTCCTTATCTAATTCGATGACCTTCGTCTCAGGCAGATACTGCCCGTAAGACTCCCCCCTCAAATCCTTGACGCGAATAGGAATCCTGTATCCTGCAATTTGAACACTCTTCGGGACCACTGATGAAGCATACAGGATTCAGGATACAGGGTCCAGTCCAAAATAATTACTTGCAATTTTGCTTTAGATGGTGCACGATTCCGTGTGTGTCGATTCAATTCAAAAGAACCCCTGACGGTAAGATCAAATACCGTGGCGAGTTCTTTGCTGGTTTTAATAAACCTAAGAAGGCACCTGCCGGAGACCCTAAGAAGTACGTGGTGCTCGCTAAGGACGGCTCTAAGGTCGCCAAAGTTAAGTTCGGGCAACGTGGCTACGAAGACTACTTGCAACACGGTGACACCAAACGTCGCGCTAATTTTAAATCCCGCATGAATTGCTCCGAATCAAAAGACAAGACAACCCCTAAATGGTGGGCTTGCAACTTTAACTGGTAACTTTAATAATTAAGAACTATGGCTATTCTGAATGTAACCGAAAAGCGAGCCGCAGAGGCTCAGCAAAAGAAACAAGAGATTTACCAGCAAGCCATTGCTTCTGGGTCTTCTGAACAGGATGCCGTTAAGGCGGCAGAAAGTTCCGGTTACGGATCTGCCACGCCTAGGCTAGATAAAATGGCTTTTGATGAGGCGCAAAGGCAGGAGCGTTTAAAAGCCGAAGGAGCGGCAGCACCGCCCGCCAAAAAAGATTTGCGTGTCGAACAGCTTATCCGAAAGTTCAAAGGCCAAGCACCGTTGGCCGAGACCCCAGAACAATTCGCAGCACAGATTAACACTAGCGCAGGCTACGGAGAAGAGAGTGCTATGTTCACACCAGCCGGAGTGGCTCGGGCTGTTGAGTCTGGTGTTGCCTCTGGGCTAAGCCCCGTACAGGCACGGGCGCAGATCGACGCGGCTACGGCTTCTATCCTCAAAGATGTCGGGGATAGGACAAGGATTACAAGTGGCTTGACGGGGTCCGCTCTACCTCCAATTTCAACAGCAGGATTGACCCCACTTGCTCCAACTGGCAAGGCTACTCCCGCCGCAACTACGAAACCATACGTGTTTCAAGGACCACCTGAATCTGCAAAAGGCACATTAGATACCACATCCGAAACCCCTGAGGAAGTCGAAAAAATTTCCGGTGCCCCAGAGAGCCCAACCGCACAAGCGGCGCGGTTTGGTGGTGTGGCACAGGTAGGATTAGTTCGCGGTCTTGGTGCTGGGGCTACTCAAGCAGAAAAGAAAGCGGCTGGGCTTACAAAATCAGCTTTGGAAAAAACGGTTGCTAGTGAAACCCTAGATGCCGCTGGCGAGGTTGCACTAAAAGGTTCTGCGGATTTGACGGAAGCAGCAAAGCTTACTAAACAGCAAGCCCTTGCCGCTGAACGCATGTCGAAGGTTGCACAGGGTTTGGTTACACCGGATGAGGTGGCTTCTAATGCAGACGAACTAAAGAGGCTTAAACAGATTTCATCCCAGAAGGTTGACCCAACAGCTTACGTTAAAAACGCCGAACTTGCAAAAGATAAAGCCAACCTTGCGTATAAAGCGGCCAAGGATGCCGAAGCCGCGCTTGAGGGAACCGTCATGGGCCTTGCTGGTAAGTCAGGCGATGTCGCTGTTGAGGCGGCAGAGATCACAGCAAAAGCCGGTAAAGCTGCAAAAACAGGAGAGATGCTCAGAAAGATTGCAGGCAGTAAAGTGCTTAAGGGTGCCGGAAAAGCTCTGGGTATTGTTGATGCGGCAACTATGGGTATTGAGACATATAGCCTTGCCACTGATGAGAACTTGCGGAAACAGCGTGTTGCCGAACTGGAAGAAGCTGCTAAGGGTAGTGACTATCTGAGCGGAAAAGGCGCAGCACAAGGGTTCTTTAATCCCGTTGGAACCCTATACGGATTCGGAGCATTGTCCGGTCAGGCCCTTGAAAGCAGAGCCAATGCAAAAGAAGCAGAGGCCGGAGCACGTAAAGCCGAAGAGGTATATAATGCCAGACTAGAGGCCCGACGTAAGCTCATCAGCGACGAAGATCTCGAAAAACTATCACAAAAAGAACGCTCCGCATTAATGGCTTCTGTTCGTAAAGCAAATAAATAATTATGGCCCTTTCTGATTTTGACTCCCTAGAGGATACCGAAGCACCCGTAGAAGCTACAGCTTCGATGGAGCAGACTCCTTACGAGAAAGAATTTTTGCCCGCTCAGCAAAAATACTTTAAAGCGTTGTCGCAAGACCCGAAACTAAACCCCCTACTAAGGGCGCAGTTAGCTAAGAGTAATATTGATTCCGCTCAAAAAACCTACATGGAGCGTGCAAAGGTTGAGCAGGCGGGCATGGATATCAAGGCCAGACAGATGCAGTTTGAGACCGCTAAGTTCACCTTGGAAGAAGCGCGGGAGGAAGCCGCTCGTAAGCGGAATATGTTTGGTGAACTTTCTAAATTGCAGGAGGAACTTAACCCTGTAATGAAAGATACGACGCTTGATTCTGTTGCCAAAAAGGATATCTACGGGCAGCTAGGCGTAAAATACGCTGGCGTTGCTGCGGTTAATCCTGCTGTTGCCAATGCACTTAACGCAGCTAACTCCAGCCTTAGCGCACAAACTAAAGATCGCGTTACTAAGCTCGACTACTTCAATGCCGGAGCCGATCCAAGATACCTTGCGGCGTATGAAGGAGAAATTGGACGCCCACTAGGAGCCAATGAAGATGTGCCTATTGATATCTATGGTGCTGGTCTTTATTCCGGCAAACAGCTAAAGGAACAGATGGAGCAAGAATCTAAAGCTGCACAGGATAGGTTCCAAAAGCAGTATGCTGGATTGAATAAAGTTCTGGATGTTGCTATCGAAGGTAAGCTACTTAAGAACACACTAGACCCCTTGAAGCCATCAAACGAGTTTGAAAAGCCTGCAACCAAAGAAGCGGTAACTGTTCTTGTAAATCAATTCGGAACGCCGGAAGAACAGAAAAAGTTCCAAGGCGGAAGTGCTATTGATCAACTTACTATTGGACAAGGCATCGCAATTGGTATCCAATCCGGCACACGGTTGCCCGCACCCGCACCCGCAAAGCTCGCACGACCCGATCTCCGCTCACCTTTCACTACTCCGTCTAAATAGACCTCCTCTAAACACATACAACTGAATTACCACAATGCTGGAAATTAAACCGTTTGACGCATGGGCTGAAGCCAATGCCACCACCGACCGATCCGAAAAAATCAAGCAATATGCCGATTACGTTCGGACTAATGCCTACAAGAATGGGCAGCTTGATGAAAATAGTGAGCAGGAAATTCAACAAGGCATGTATGACCGCGCTGTTGTTGATGGTCTGATTGCAGAGGATGAGCCCGAAGCCGATGTTAAGCTGAAGATGCAGGGTTTGCTTACCCCGACGCAGAACAAGGATGCCGATGCGAAGTTCCTGCTCGACTATTACCAAACTGACTTTGCTGCGGATAGCTCTGAGTACTCGCAGAAAGCCCCGACGATCCAGAAGTATCTCTCGCTTAAACAAGTGTCGCCGGATAAGGTTGGTGACCTACAAGGAATCATTGATGGATATCTTGATGACAAGAGTGCAGTGAAGAGTGCTCGTCTGTCCGCTGTTGACAGAGGAGACTATCGCGTTGTCTCTGTTGAAGAAGAAGGCGGTCGCCAGCTTTATACCGGAGCGGACACCAAACCGGAGAACCTAAACGGAGAACTTGATTCTCTGATTAGCAATGGAGCTATCTCTCCTTCCGATCTTCGCAGCGTCAAAGAACTGATGTCGCCTATTAACGGTGGCAAATCAACTGTTGCAGAGGGTACGCGATATAGCGTGTTCGACAATACGGTTCGTGAGCTTGCTAAGAAAGATCCCGCCCTCCGTAGTTCTCTCGATCAGGAAGCCGCCCGTATCCGTGAGGCTAAGCGTGAGTCACAAATGACTACTGGCGAGTCCATCTTTGAGGGCATCAAGGAGGTAGTGGCTGTTCCGTTTGACGCGCTGTCTAATGTTATTACTAGTGCCTTTGGTCTTTCCCATCCTGAAGAACAAGCACCCACACCGTCCGAACTTATTGCAAACAACAAGGCAATCACAAGTCGGTTCTCAAATACTGAAGTAGATAAATTTTTAGGTGACTTCCTTAAACGTCAATCTGGACCTGTCTATCGCGCCGACAGGCCGGAAACCGGAATCGATGTGGACAGTTTGGGTAGTCCCATTGTTAGCCCTGCCCTTATCGCAAACAAGGCTCAGTTTGAGAAAGCCCTCAGTGTGGCTTCACTGAACGATGATCAGAAAGAGCGGGCCACCATTGGTCGTCAGGCTGCTCTTGAGACCGAAGCACCGAAGATTCTTAAACTTATCTTAGGCGAGAGTGGCGAAGCCGCATCGAGTTTTGCACAGGCTAAGTCTGCTGGCAAAACAGACGCGGAGTTCGTTGAAGAGTGGGTTGGCAATAACTCGCAGAATTATGACGGCATGTCGGAGCGGCTCCAACAGTTGGGCATGAGCACCTTCTCTGCTCTCGCGACACTTCCTGCTGGCATTGGTGCCTTGATGGGCTTTGAGCCCGCCGCCAAAGCACTTGTTGCCATGAACAAGGAGCAGTCTGATCGCGAAGAATACTCGCGTCTTTTTGGTGACGAGTTTGGTTTGGGCTTCCAACTTATCAATACGATCCCCCAAGTTGCAACCGATATCCTAGCTACTATTGGAACTACGGGTCTATATACCGCAGCCAAAGGCGTTGCTCGCGGTGGCGCAAAAGCGGTTACTCGCGAAGCCTTGCGTGGTGCCGTGTCTATGGTTGATGACACGACCGCTGTGTTGGTTAAAGATGCGGCAAAGGCAGGCGGCGAATCTCTTGTCAGCACGGCTTTTAAAGAAGTCGGAGATAATCTTGCAGTTAAACTAGCCCGTGCCGAGCAGCTTGTGCCCTTATTTGCTACAACCCTCACGCGGTCTTCCAGTTCGCTTTACGGGTCTATCTACGGCCAACTACCAGATACCATGAGCCATGATGAGAAGCATCAAAACGCTTTTGGTTACGCAATTGCAGGAGGACTAAGCACTGCCGTCATCACTGTTGGAATGAGTTTCCTAGGCAATGGTGTTGGTGGTGTTGAAGATCTTGCAACGGGCAAGTTCCGTCCCGCTACCCTTGCTGATGAGACAGCCACCAATGTACGTAAGGTTCCAGTTAGCGAACTTAACTACAAACAAGCCAAGTTCCTTTACGAGAATCTGGATAACGCCGGAGCTAAGCTCTCCGACGGGGCCTTTAAAAAGGTTCTGCGTACCCATATCGGTGGTGAATATAAGAACTATCTAAGGACGGTCATTAAGGGCGGCGGTGGTGAAGGCTTCGAAGAAGCACTCGATACTGCAATCCAAGGACGCATTGAAGATGCCGCGCTAGACAAGAATACTCCGATCTCCGAGCGCGTGAATCAGATCTTCACTGCCTTTACTTTGGGCGGTATCCTAGGTTCGGCAGTGCCCGCCGTTAGCCAGATTACAGCACCCCTTCAGCAGTCTGAGATCTCTCTTGCTCTCGACGCACGCGCCTCAGTGCTTACTAAGGTAGCTAACGATCTACGTAAGACGGGAAGCAGTGCGACTGCCGAAGTCCTGCAACGCCAGCTTAACGACGCACAATCCGCAGCCAATGCACAGAAGCAACTTGAGATCGCGGCACAGCAACAGAAAGAAGAGCGAGTCAAGTTCGAAGAGGTTGTCACAAACATAGACAAACCTATTAGCTTCGACCCTGTTGGGCAAGCTGAGTTGCCAATTGGAGACACACGTTCGATGGTGTTGCCTGAGACAACTCGGTTCCTTACAGACTTTGAAGGTGAGCGTGCCTATGTTGGTTCCTACGGCGGAACCCTTGAGCGCGTGGGTGATGCAGTCCACCTCAACCTTGATGAGCCTAGGGCCGATGGTGTTACTCATCTTGTTGTTGGCAATAAATTTCAACCGATTGATAAGTCTGGCGTTCGCATTGACCGTAAGCGGTTGATGGTTACCGGAGAACACAGAGGATCTATCCCCGCTGGAACTCCTTATGTTGCACCAAACCCAAAGAACAAACAACAGTTTGCACTACCACCTGAAGTAGAGAATGTATCTCTCGCTCAAGATATGGCAGATGCTCCGGTTCTTCGCATTAAAAATGCGCGTCTTATTGGGCAGGAGAATATCCTCAGCGACATTATTCTCACGGATAAAGGACAGATCGAAGATGCTCTTCGCTATTACAATCTTGAGTTTGCAGAACTCAGCAAGCCAGAGAATATCCAACAACTTGAATTGGGTCTGTTTGATGAGCCTCCTGTAATTGAACCCGCCACTACCCCCGTAGCAGACCCAACGGCAGTCATTACACCACCGACCCCTGTTGCGGTTAAGGGCAGGGGCAAGAAGACCACCACAATACCAGTTAGTGTTGATGGTGGCAAGCCGATGGATGTTGCCACTACGCCTGCTGAGGTTGTCTTAGCAGACGCTGGGCAAACTGGAATCACACCCCCGACGAAACCACAAACGGAAGAGGGTACGTTTGTGAACGGCCTTATCAGGGAGAGCCCACTAGCACTAGCATTGCTTGATGTTTCACGCCAAGGCTATTCCGCTGAAGCAATTAATAATGTAGCCCAATCATTTACCGACGATGACTTTGTAGATCTTCAAGCGCGTATTGATACGGCAAACAATTTTGCTTTAGGTCTTGATGACGCCATTAGTGGAACCCGACAAGAGGTTCTTAGTTCTATCAACATTATGCAGGCCACCCTTCATCGCGTTGGGGTTGCTCAGTTCACGCCCGCTAAAGCACCTGCTGTTGTTTCTGAGGTTATTGCCGAAGAAACCCCACTTGTTGTAGAGACCACCACCCCCACACCAGCACCTA